GTTCCAAAATGGAATACAACCATTATTGAGGAAGAAAAAAGTCGGATTTTAAATTCTAGTTGTAGTTATTTAGAAGATCTTATTATTTGTGTACATATAACACAACTTAAGATATTAACATCTATACGTGTATCACAAAAACAAAAAAAAATAGATATTGATATACCAAAAATAGATACATTTATTCATAAATGTTATATTCAACTTGCGAGAAAACTTTATTCAAATGTTTATCTTTTTGAAAAAGATTTAATGCCTTTAAATTTACAAAAAAACAATAGAGAAATAGAACTTATTTGTCATGAATGTATATTACAAGTTACAAGAGATAGTATGCCCATTGAGAAAATTCTTAGAGCATATATAGATAAAACAGTAGATGAAGAAATCATTGAGGAAACTATTGAAAAGACAGTTGAAGAAAATGTAGCAAAACAAATAGAAGATGAATTAACTAAGAATGCAGATATTAATAATTATGACTCTACTATTACTAAAAAAGAAGATATAGAGATGAATACTGTTGAAAAACCAAAATTAATAAAATCAGAAGCAAAATCAGAAGTAAAATCAGAACAGGAGAAAAAACAAGCACAAAACATTAATTTAATAATTGAAACTTCTAACTCTGACGAAGTAAAAGATGTTGTAAATACACTTGTTCAAACTACAAGCGCTGTATTAAATACAGAACCGACAAACTCTATATCTAGAAAACTTTCTTTTAATGATAAAGATTCAGTATTAGATATGGGAACAAATAAAAGTACAGAAATAATTGCCCCAAAAACAATTGAAAGACTAGAAAAAATAAGTCAAGAACAGAATGAAAAACGTAAATTAGAAGAGGAGGAAGAAGATGAGGAGGATCGTATTAAAATTATGGATGATATTTCTATAAAACTAGATACTTTAGACATTCATAATTTAGACAAAGAAATCAAATTAGAACCCGATATTTTATTGGGTGATATTGAAGTTCTAACTTGATAATATGCTTAACGAATTTATATTTAATGTTTTTTTAATTTATTATTTTTGCAAACTTTTTTGAAAAAGTTTGTTTTTGTAAACTTTTTCAAAAAAGTTTAGTATTTGCGTAAAATTTTATATATTATTTTTTTTAAATATATAAAATGTCTAATTCTATATTTATCACAGCCATAGCCGTTTCAATTGCATATCTTGTTTTTCGTTTCATTGAAATGAGAATTATATTAAAAGAAAATAAACCATTGAAAGTACTAGCAAGAGATACTCTTTTAGTTTATCTTAGTGTACTTTTAGGTAATTTTATTATGAGTCAATTTGGATCTTCCTCTATGGGAAAAAAAATGACAGAAGTTTTTACAAACTCTCCTGAATTTTAAACCATTTATACTATTTCTGTTGCATTTTGGGGTTTCTTTTTTAATTTAAATAAAACATAAGCATCTAAGTTGTTATCTTCACCAATCTCAATAATCGGAGAATCATTTTCTACATTATTCTTTATATCATCTAATTCTGTTTTATTTATATCATTAACTGTTTTTTTATTTTCGTTCCAACCGATAGTGTCTCCTGATTTTTTTTTCTTTTTCTTTTTAATACCCTCATTCGTTACCCCTGTCCCACCGGTTGTATCTTTTTTCCAATACATTGTTTTAAATTTTTTCGATTTCTGCCAGTCCGTGGCAGTCACTCCCTGTGGTTTACTTCCAGAACCAACCTTATTATTATCAAAAATAAGAGTTCCTGTTCCTTTACTCCAACCAGAAAAGTTTCCCATTTCATAACTTTTTCCTGTTGTTGAACCTGTTTCACCATCTATAGTAATATGAATTTTTTTATCACTACCTGCCACATTTTCTCCAGTCGTATCATTTGTTAAATCTGTCATTTTTTGTAATTTAGCCTTAGTATTTAATTTATCTTCGAAATCAGAATAATCTAAAATTTTACCAACAATTGTATTATCATATTTATGTGTAAGTGAATTATCTGATGCTTTTTTTTTATTAAATTTTGAGTATTTTGAATGTTTCATTTTTTTTTCTGAAATGCCAAAATAAAGAAATATAGGATTCCCATCTTCATCTAATTTAGGATCACCATCAACATCTAGTTCTGGAACTTTAATATACTTTTTTATTTTTAAAAAACCATGTATACCTATTTTATTCTTTATTTTTAAAAGTTTTTTTGCTTTATCTAATTCATTTAATACATCATCTATTGCTACGGCATCTGTATACATAAGGTTAGTTTGACCTGTATTTACAGTTATGCCATACATATTGTTCGCAATTTGCGTTAATGTAGATCCGATAATAGCCGTTTTATTTGCATCAGTAGCATCATATATTTCAAATTCACTACCTGCTTGCGCTGACGTTTTAACTTTGTATTTTGGATCAACTGTATCATTTTTTAAAAGAGCATTTAAATCTTGTATACCACAACTTCCTGAATTATTGAGATCACTCATTATAAACTTATGCTAATAAATTATTTTTTGCGAATAATTTTAGGATTTAGTATAAAAATATAACATATAATGAATGAACCATTGGCAAATAACACAGTGAATACATTGAATAACACAGTGAATACATTGAATAACACAGTGAATACATTGAATAACACAGTGAATGACATAATAGATATATTTAAACTTTATCCTGATGTTTTTCCCGGAGGTTATTTTAGGTTCTTAAAAGCAAAAATACATAAAAAAATAGAAAAAAATGAAATTATTTTTAAAGATGGTGTAGTTCTAACATGGACAAAATACAAACGTAAAACTAACATCTCTCCAGATGTTTCAATATTAAAAGGTGATATAAAAATCAATCAATTAGTAAATCGCTATCAAGGAAACGGTATGGCCAAAGAGATATTCTCTACCTTTATAACCAATCACCATTGTACTACGTTGTATTTAGATGTAAAAGCAGATAATGAGAGGGCTATCGAGTTCTATAAAAAAAATAATTTCAACCCAATTGGAGAGAAATTATTTGGTAAAAATATAAAGGGTATAATTATGAAACGTCAGTAGAATATTTATAAAATACATTTTATAAATATTATACATGTCTCTTTTTAAACAAACATAACAGGTAATTCATCAATATTCATAACTTTTTGCTTTTTCATCTTCTTTTTATTGGTTCTATAATTAGAAAAAAATATATGATCTACTTCCTTTTGAGGTGTATGATTATGCACTGTACGAGCAATCATTTTATATAATTTAAAATCTGGATAACGTTCTTCTCCATTATTTTTATAAAGAATATTTCTATCTTTATCATCAGTAATCCAGTCGTTAATTACTTTGGCAACAGGATTTTCAATATTATCTTCATCTTCTTCATCGTCCATAAAATAATCAAATAAAGAACAAGCCAATCTACACAAATCAAAACTTTTATTAGGTTCTAATCTAGGTTTTTTGGAATTAAAATAAGGTTCTGTATTATATTGTGTTGCAGCATCACCCTTTGGATGATAACTATCACTACATATAATTTTGTCTTGGAATTTATAGATTGCTCTCCCAAAATCTATAATTTTATATATTTTCCCAAACGTCGGAACTTTGTAATACACATTATTATACTTGTAATTAATAAATTTCTTATCTGTTTTATTCCACATGATATTATTCGTATGTAAATCATTATGTGTAAAATCAAATACTTTTTGATATGTAACCAGCATCATTATAATTTGAAATAAACATGACTTCCATTCTTTATTGTTAAGATGTTTCCCCTTTGTTTCCATTAAATAATCCAATGTATTTTCCATTTTTTCTAGACAAATAATTTGAACAGGGAAATTATGAATATGTGCATTAATGACTTCTTCTTCTTCACTTGAATATTCTGAGAAATCACTTTCTTCTTCACTATCTCCCAATTCCTCTTCACTATCTCCCTCTTCACCATCGGTATTTGATGAACGCGACGAACACGTTGAATTTGTTTTTTTATGACTTTTCTCACTTTTAATTTCTGAATTTTCGGATTTCCATACTTCTTCATCTAAACCATTATGTTTTTTAATATTGTCATGTGTTAATTCAAATATATCTTCAAACATTTCATTATTTAACGTATCGGTTTGAAGGTCAACTTTACTTTTATCTATCTGTATTTTTTTTCTATATTTTCTAGTATCACTTTCTAATAATCTTTCAGTATCAATATTATCAACTTCAAACAAAACATCTTTATTTCTATGAAAAAATTTTGCATCATGTAGGTATTCCAAATCTTCAAAAATATCACAAACATATTTATTTTGTATAGCAGTAAATGTTCCATAAAAATCAAGACCATTGCTAAAAGAATGATGATGTAATAATCGACTGGTTAAATATGAAAAGAAACCATCTACATAAGCCGAATTATTTTTATCCATTACTTTATCTAAACAAGTATTGTCTTTTAATTTAGGTAAAGTTTCAATAGTTGATTTATTAATTTTTTCATATTTACCAACCATAAATTTAACAGGATCAATTAAAGGAGAAAATTTGAAAAATGATTTATAAGTTTTGACATTTGAATTTTCATCTTGACAGGAAAGTGTAAAATTATTGTTATTTTCAGTTTCATGTATTGATTTAATTGAATACTTTTGATTTAAATTAATTTTATTAAAATTATTATCCTCTAATTTAAAAAAATTAGATAAAAGGGGAAAGTAATTTTGGACATTTTGAAATCCATTTTCTTCTAAATGTTTAAACAAATTCTCATTGTAATTTTTTTTATAAAATATAGTAAACATTAAATGATATATACAAATTTTTTTATATATTTAAACTTATTTTATGCGTAAATATAAAAAAATTAAAACAAATAAATTTATATAATATGAACCTAGAATTGAAGAAGTTTGACATGAAAGATATTTCATTTAAACCAAATGAAAACCAAGGACCTGTTATTGTTCTAATAGGACGACGTGATACAGGGAAAAGTTATTTAGTTAGGGATCTTCTATATTATCAACAAGACATCCCTATAGGTACTGTTATTTCAGGTACAGAAGCGGGTAATGGATTTTATGGAAATATGGTTCCAAAACTGTTTATTCATGATGAATATAATTCAGCAATTATAGAAAATATATTGAAACGTCAAAAAATTGTAATGAAGCAAATGAAAAAAGAAAATCAGGCATATGGTCGGTCAAATATAGATCCTCGAACATTTGTTATTTTAGATGATTGTTTGTATGATAATAGTTGGGCCCGTGATAAACTTATGCGTTTGCTTTTTATGAATGGACGTCATTGGAAAATTATGCTGGTTATTACAATGCAGTATCCATTAGGTGTACCTCCTAATTTGCGTACAAATATTGATTATACTTTTATTTTAAGAGAACCATATATCGCAAATAGAAAACGAATTTATGAAAATTATGCAGGTATGTTTCCAACTTTCGAATCATTTTGCCAAGTAATGGATCAATGTACGGAAAATTATGAATGTCTAGTAGTTGCAAATAATGCAAAATCAAATAAATTAGAAGATCAAATTTTTTGGTATAAAGCATCTGGTCATAAAGATTTTAAATTGGGTTCCAAAGAATTTTGGGAAATGTCAAAAGATATCGACAGTGATGACGACGATGGTGATACGTATGACCCATCTTCACAGCAAAAAGGTCCTAGAATTAATGTTAAGAAAAATAAATGGTAAAAAAAATAGTAAATAATTATCTATTTAAATATAAATGGTACAAACAAGAAAAACAAGAAAAGGTCCTTCCGAAAGTGCTACAAAATTTAAGGTTGGTGCAAAAAAAAAAGGAAATGATGGTAATATATGGATAATTGTGAAAAATAAAAATGTCGTAAAAAGATGGAAAAAAATATCTGGACAAAATAAAATGAGAAAAACATTTAAGAGTAAAAAAAAAAATACGGTTAAAATGAGAAAAACATTTAAAAAATATAAAATTACTGTTAAAATGTTAAAAGCATTAAAGAAAAAATATAGTGTAACAACCACAGGCAATAAAAAAGAAATAGCAGAAGGTTTATGGGTAGTTCGCGGTCGGTCTATGGATAATGACGATTTAGAAAAAATTATTCCATTACTTTCAAAAAGAGATAAAAAAGATACTGAAAAACTTTTATCAAACCGAGGGAAGAATCCAATAAGTGATTATAAAGGTATGTGGAAACCACAACCTAAACCATTAAGCAAAATGTCACGTAAAGAGTTGATAAAACATTTACGTCATTTTAGAAACGTATGGGAAAGAGAAACAACCAGAAATCAAGATTTAAGTGATGAACGATTAAAGGAAGAAACCGAAAAAGATTTACGTGAATTATTAGAATTTTATTTTAGTGATGGGGCCAAACAAATGGCGGGTGATTGGTTAAGAACTAATTAAATATATCATTACAAATTTGATTATTTAAAAAAAATAGTGAATAATAAAATAAAAATTTAAAATATAATGTCTCATATTTTAAATTTTAAACAATCTCCAGTTGATGAACGAGATTTCATTTTTACAAATGAAAAATTGGATAATTTAAAAAATACATTTCCAGAGTCTTTAGATTTAAGAAATGATCTAATGCCTGTAAGAATGGCAAGAAAAACATAATTATGATAATAATGAATATTTCTCTCCACAATTTTTTTATAATTTAAGATCAAATAAGTATGATGAAAATACAAATAACGATGAAGGTATGTATGGTAGGGATGTTATGGTATTATTAAAAACTTACGGTATATGTCCAGAACAACTATATCCTTATGGAAAAATAGAAGATCGTGATAATATATCTGTAGAAATTTATGAAAAAGCAAAATTAAATGTAATTGATACATATGCAAGAATATACTCGATAGATGATTTAAAAATGAGTTTATTTTTAAATGGACCAGCAATAATAGGATTTCCTGTTTATAATTATAGTGATCAAATGTGGAAAAGAAATGGAAATGAAAATATGAAAGGTGGTCATGCTATGACTATTGTGGGATACACTGAAGTAGGATTTATTATTAGAAATAGTTGGGGAGACAATTGGAACGAAGATGGATATACTACATATTATTATAATGATTGGGGTGCTCATTGGGAAGTATGGTCAACTGTGGACAAAAAAGATATATTTCCTCCAGAACCTGAACCAGTTGAACCAGTACCAGTTGAACCAGTTGAACCAGTTGAACCAGTTGAACCAGTTGAACCAGTTAAACCAGTACCAGTTGAACCAGTACCAGTTGAACCAGTACCAGTTGAACCAGTACCAGTTGAACCAGTACCAGTTGAACCAGTACCAGTTGAACCAGTACCAGTTGAACCAGTTGAACCAGTTGATCCTGAACCAGTTGATCCAGTTGATCCTGTACCAGTTGATCCTGTTGATCCTGAACCAGTTGATCCAGTTGATCCAGTTGAACCATTAGATCCTCAAACTAATTTATCAGTATGTGAAAAATTATTTAGAAAATTATTTGGATGAAATAATTTGTTCAATAAATTCTTTTATATTATCAATTGAATGCGTTGTAAGACCATCACGAAAATTAATATTTCCATCAAAATTATATATTTTTTCTTCAATATTATTTAACCAATTATTATGATAATTATTGCATTTTTTCAAATATTCCAGTGGAATATCTTCGCCTATACGTGCTCTAAAATCTACCCGACCCTTGCTATTTTCAGGAGTTGTATTTACATAAATAATACCTGATGTAGGAATATCATCAATAAATTCATTAAACCATTTCAAATATATTTGATAATTTACTTCTTCTATTTTACCATCATCATATAACATTTTTGCAAAAACTTCCTTATCTGTAAACACAGATCGTTCGCAAATAATAATAGCATTCGGATTATTTCTAATGATACTTTTTACGAGAGATAATCTAGAAATATACGCCATCATTTGAAATGAAAATGCATATTTATGCTGATCTCTGTAAAATTTTTCCAATATAGTTTCCCCATTTTTGTCTTTGATTGTAGACCATTCATCAACTGGTTCTTGAACATATATAATTGGAATTGAATTTATAGATTTCATTTCTTTTTCAAGAATTCTCACCAATGTTGATTTTCCAGAACCAATATTACCTTCAATATTGAATATATGCACCATTTTTATACATATAACAAATAACTTCTATAAATCAATTTATTTAAATTATTTATAATTTAAATAAATTTTATGTAAACTTAATCTTTATAAATCTTAATCTTTTTTATAAATCTTAACATTCTCTTTAGGAAGAATTCCTCTTTCAATTGCATCTTTTACAGCATCACCCCTCTTAACAATATCACCTTCAAATAATTCCTTACGAATATCAGCAGATGTAATTTCTTCTTTTAACCCTAATGTATTTTCAATAGTATTATTAACTCCAACTAAATTTCCTTCTTTATTAATATTTTGTGTTAATTTATTTCCACTTGCTTTAGCCTTTTTAATATTTTCTTCAATTGCTTTTCGTTTAGATTCCAAAACGCGTTTTTCAAACTGTTGTTTAGCATCTTTTTCATTTTTATTTTTTTCACTCATCAACTGATTGAGTTCATCTTCCAAATATTCAACCCGACCAGTTTTATATGCTTCTGGTTCCCAAGGCATCCACATACCAATTGGTCCTACATACACATTATGATTTGGATCAACTTCTCTAAGCATTTTACATCTAAATTCTGCCTCTGCTTGTGTAGAGTAAGATCCACGAACTTTAAGACCTCTTACACTTGTCTGAAATTCATATTCCTGATTAAACTCATCCTCTAATCTTTCCTCATTTGAATCTAAAAAGTTTTTATATTCATCAGTAACTTCATTTTTAGGAAATTCATCTTTTTCACTTGAAACAAATTCTTGAAAATCTTCCATCATCTTGTCAAATTCCATATTATACTTAAAAGCCAAAAAATTCAAAAATTGCGAAAATTTTTGAACTGATTTAGAAAAATCATAGTGTTTTAGGAATTCTTGGAAAAAGAAGTGATTTTTCTGTGTCAAAATATTTTCAGGAGAAACAAAAGATACACATACAAATTTTTGCCCAGAAAGAGGCTTATCTTCCTCAAGTAAATCAACATATTTTGTATTTGGAGTACCGTTAGGTGTAGTTTTATATTCACAACCTTTTTTAGACATTATATTATTATATAAAATATTTTTTTTTAAGTGTTAATTAACTTATATATTTTTTTCTTATTTATATTTATAAATGCTTCAGAAATTAGCACAAATGTTGGATTTAGGAGAACTTATTCGCAGAGCAGTCAAATATCTTGTTGAAGGTGTCATGGTAGCCGTCGCGGCATACGCTATCCCTAAGAAATCACTTAATTTAGACGAAGTTGCACTTATTGCTTTAACAGCAGCAGCCACTTTCTCTATCTTAGATACTTACGTGCCTTCCATGGCAGTAAGTGCAAGAAGTGGTGCCGGATTCGGAATTGGTGCAAACCTCGTCGGTTTCCCACGCATGTAATTAACTTTTAACAAAATAACTTTTACCAAAATAACTTTTACCAAAAGTTAACAAAAATCACCTTTTAAGAAAAGTTAACAAAAATCACCTTTTAATATAAAAAATCACATATTTTATATTAAACTTATTAATTCCTAAGAAATCTTCTTGCTAGTGGATTATAAGTTACATCTAATATTTCTATTATATTATACTTGTTATTCATCAAATCAATAATAATATTATTAGTATATCCATACATACGAACTAATCCCCAATTAATAAATATGGATATTATAGCAGACATGTAAACAAATATTTCTGCTGATGCAATATCACCAATACACGCATATAAAATATAAAATATAAAAAATGATGATGATCCTAATATGTAACAAAATAAATTTATCATATTTAATTTAAAAAATAAACATTTTCTATTAATTTTATATAAATTAATAGAAATACTCATCAAATAAAAACCCATATACAATAAATATGTGGTAAATGAATAATAATAAAAAACATAAAAACCATTGTATATACCCATTTTATTCTTAACAATACGTAATAAAATTTTATCTTTATGATTATCAAGAATATCAACTGACTTATAATTATTTTGTTTATCTAATGCGTAAATTCCATATGATATACAATATATAAATATCAATAAAAAAAAGAATTCTACAATATAATTTAAAAAATGTTTGTAAAATAACTGTAATTTAAATGTTTCTTCTGGATATAATTTACGTATTGTTAATCCTTTACGACATTGTTCACATTTGTAGTTTTCAAATGGTATATTTTTTACTCTAATCCATTTTTTTAAACAATGATCATGTATATAAGCCATTGTTCCTGAACAAGCACATGGTGATATTAATAGACTTTCATGTTCATCGATTTCATAGCAAATTCTGCACATTTTTTCTTCATTATTTCGAAAATTTATTATTACATTTTGTGGATGTATTTTCATTTGTAATAAATTATATTAATTTTACTATTTATATTTATTATTTTTTTTATATAGTAGAAATAAACTCCCATTGTAGTTCTTTACAAATTTTTTTCCATATTTGATCTTGTTCTATTCTTTTTACTGGATCTTTTAACATAGGGAAAAATGGTAAAAATTTATTTTCATTTAAAAGTTCACACATTTTATAAAGAACATAATAATAATTAAGAAAATTTACACGATCATCTGGACAATGTTTTGCATAGGGTTTTTGTATTTCCATAAATAAATTACATAACTTATCTTCTAGATCCGGAGACATAACAGGTGGACGTATTCCCAATTTGTCTTTAATAAAAGGTATATGTTCATAATACTTATTATATCCTAATTTTTTTAATATATCTTTTGCTTTTTTATTAGTCATTTGTTTCAACGAAATCCGTTCTTTTTTAATTTGATTTTTTATATTTTCAAAGACATCTTCTGGAATTTGAGTTGTTTCTTTTGCTTGAAATTGTGCCAAAATTTCGCGAAAATGATTAATTCTTTTATAAGCATAAAAACATACTTCCTTTGGAGGCTCTTTATAACTAGGCTTTTCATGTTCCATTAAAAACTGCTTTTGTATAAAACACTTATTACATACAACCAGTCCTTTATAATCTATATGAATAAATTCCCCACCACATTGACAACTTTCATAGTCAATTATATAGTTTTTAATATTTAACATACTTTCATTCATATTTATCAAAAATTTATATGATTCACTTTCTGATGATTTAATTTGAATATTTTTATCTTTTTTAAAAAAATTATGTAATATTTTATTTTTATTTTCTTGTTTACCTTGTGATAATTCTTTTTTTTTCTCAAAATAAGGAAAAATAAATTTAGAATTATCTAATAAATAGATCTTTTTTTTTTGTTCAAGATTTTTAATTTTTTTTTTAATATCTTTTATTTCGTCTTTTATATTTAAAATATCTTCTATAGTTGTTTTCGTTGGTAAAAGTTGTTTTAAATATTTTTTTCGTAATTTTAATGAAGGTATCGTTTTGTGTTCTATTTCATGAAATTCTTTCATTTTATTACTATGTTGGTTATCCAAAGTCAATATTGATTTCTTATTCATTCTAATTTTTTTAATGGCCTTGGGTTTAAAATTAGGCATTAATATATAGAAATAATTGGATATATTTAATCTTAAATTTAATTAAATATATAAAACAAACTTTTTAGAAAAAAGTTTACAAAAATTACCTTTTTAGAAAAAAGTTTACAAAAATTACCTTTTTAGAAAAAAGTTTACAAAAATTACCTTTTTAGAAAAAAGTTTACAAAAATTA